AAGTAGATAAAACAAAAGCATACTTAGTAGACTTTAGTAAATTAAATTCAGTAAATGATTTAATGATTGTTCTAAGTGGATTAGGAATTACATATCCTGGAAATCATCCACATATAGAAGTTCTTAAACCTTTTCTTAATTTAGATAATCCAATTTCATTTGCACCTCAAACTCAATCACAACCAAAGAAACAACCATTTGTTCCTTTAGATAAATTAGATACACCATTAGAAAAAAGAATATTTGAAAATGAATAAGTTATATACACAAGCAGAATTAAATACCTTAAAAGAAACAATAGAAGGTATTACAACATTTATACCAGAGAATATAGCTCCTTATGTTTGGGAGAATTATCAAAAGATTGCAGATACAACAGAAGGTAAACCTTGTATGTGTGGTAGTGCAGCTGGGTTATGGAGAAAAGCGGTTACAGTAATAAATGATTATCTTAAAACCAATCCTGAACCAATAGATGATAGCGGAAGTGAGCAGTAGTATACAACAACAATGTAGTAATAGATTAGATACATTATACAGAGAAAGTTATACATGGTTATTACAATGTAGTTATAATATCTGTAAAAACAAAGAAGAATCTGAAGAATTAGTATCTGATTTATTTGTATACTTAGCAAAGAAATGTAGACCAAAGATATGGTGGGGTCAATCATACAACTTAATGTATTGTCATAAGTTCCTAAAACATAGGTGGTATAATAGAGCAGATAAATTAAAAAGATACCAATATACAGCTGATATAATGATAATGGATAAAGAGCATGAAGAATATGATGAAGAAAGAGATATAGAAATAATGAAATCATATGATAGTGTAATAAGTGAATTAAAAGCATTATCTATTACTAAACTATGGCCGGCAGCTAAATTATATGAATTATATTGGATGAGTGATGATACACTAAACGAAGTAGCAAAGAAAATAGGAATATCTAAATCTACAACATTTCTAGCAATTAAAAAAATAAGGAAACATATGGCATTAACAATTAAAAACCCATTCTAATGCAAGAAGAAGAATTAAAAAACATAGCCCAACAAATCAAAGCAGGATTACCAATTGAATTATTAGATGATTTAGAAAGACAGTACAATGAAATGTATCAAAGATTAAAATTGGAGAATGAAGCCAGTTCGTCAACTACAAAATCGGAATAGTTGGTTATATATGTATATATCGATTAAATAACGACAGAATAACATATGGCAAAATTTGAAGTAGGAAATAAGCTAGGTGGTAGAAAACCTGGTTCATTAAATAGAAGTACTGAACAGGCAAAGTTAACAATAGCAAGATTGGCTAATAGAGGATTGGATAATATAATGGAAGACTTTGATAAGATAAGAAAAGATAATCCTGTTGAAGCAGCTAAATTATATTTAAGATTATTAGAATATATTGTTCCTAAAAAGACTAGTATGGAAATTAGTGGTCAGTTGGACCAAAGAATACAACAAATCAGTATTAATGTAAATAGAACAGGCAGTAAAGATGAACCTAGAAATTAATACAACGATTTCATTTGAACACCTATTAGATGCAAAGAATAGAGTAACACAGCATATTGGAGGTACTAGAAGTGGTAAAACATATGCTATACTACAATATCTAATTACAGAAGGATTACAAAAAGATTTAACTATTACAATTGTAAGAAAGACAATACCAAGTCTTAAAAGAACTGTAATGAAAGATTTTAAAGATATATTAACAAAACTAAACTTATGGCGAGATGAAAACTTTAATATTACTGATAGGGTCTATAAGCTCTACAATTCTTCTGTTCAATTCCTCTCTACTGATGATGCTGATAAGCTTAGGGGTATTAAATCTGATATCTTATTTATTGATGAGGCTAGTGAGATTGATGAAGAAAGTTATTTTCAATTATCTATCCGTACTACTGGCAGAATTATATTGGCGTTTAACCCAACCATATCTCCTTACCATTGGCTTAGACAAATGGTGGATTGTGAAAGATTTGTAACAACCTATAAAGATAACGTCTATTTAGAGAAATCTATTATCAAAGCAATTGAGGATTTAGAACATACTTCACCAAAGAAGTGGCAAATCTACGGAAAGGGGGAATACGCACCAAACGAGAAGGCCATTTTTCAATTTGATATAGTTGATAAGGCAGAAGGAGAATGGGTTGGATTTGGATTAGATTGGGGTTATGCAGGAGATGAATTAGCTTTAGTTGCAGTGACAAAGAATGGTGGGAATATATACATTGAAGAATTGATATATGAGAAAGGAATGGTTATGAATGATATAATAAATAAATTAAAAGCATTGGATATAGAAAGAGAAGAGATATGGTGTGATAGTTCAGAACCACGCTCAATTGAAGAATTATGTAGAAGTGGATTTAATGCAAAGGCAGTTAAGAAAGGTCCTGATAGTATTAAGTTCGGTATTAGTACAATGCAGAATTATAAAATAAATTTAGTAAAAACATCACAAAACTTAATTAATGAATTTTATGGATACCAATGGGCAACTGATAAATACGGATATGTAACTGATACGCCAGAAGGTGGATTAGACCATTTGATTGATGCGAGTAGATATGTAATAATGTCTAAACTTTCTTTGAAAGCTCAAGCAAAAGGTGTATATTCAATTAGTATCAGATAAATTAATAAGTTATGACAAGAATAATGAGAAAGATGTCTACACATTGTGGTAAGTGTAAGATAGCATTTGATGAAACATTAAGTAATAAAGCACCTAAAAGAGCATTGTGTTTAGAATGTTTTGAAGCAGATTCTTTTAATAGAAATAAAGAAAAAAGAAAATATGATAGAGATAATAGAGTTAATATGGATAGAATAGAAAAATATAAAAATTATAAAGTATCTGTAAGAGCTCCGTTTTGGAAACAAATAAATAATGAAATAAAACCTTTATCTAAAAGAGAAGAAATAAAAGCATTTATAGCAAAACAAATGGATAGAATACTAGCAGACCAACAATTAATGGATTATATAAACGATACAAACATAATAGAAAGAGATATATGAATGAATTAAAATGGACTGATGATGATATTGTACAATTAAGAGGTGCAATTGCTCATCTATTAGAAATAAACGAAACACTAAACGCAAATATAATTGCGATGAATGCAAAGTTATTAAACGAAGAAAAGAAAGTTAAAGAACTACAATACAAATTATGGTTCTTAACTCAACAAACAATAAACAAATACGAAGCATAATGAAAAAAAGTATAGAAATTGAAATGCCTGCAAGTTGGGCAGATTTAACATTTAGAAAATATATTGAAATTAAAAAAGATTTAGAAGCATATATTGATGATGAAGAAGCACAAACTGCATTCTTAATTCATAACTTATGTGGATTGGCGGTAGAAGAAATACAATCACTTTCAGCTAGCTCATATAATGTATTAAAAGGAAAGTTAATAGAATTTATGAATAATGAAAATCATACGTTAATTCCAATAGTAAAGTTAGATGGAATATTGTATGGATTCGAACCTAATTTATCAAAGATGTCTTACGGAGCATATGCAGATATCAGTAAGTATAAAACATTAGAAATGAATGAAGATTGGTTAAAGATAATGAGTATATTATACAGACCAGTAACTGAACGTAAAGGTACAAATTATTCAATAGAACCATATACAGGATACATTGATGGTGATGAATGGTTAGATGTTCCAATGAATGTGCATTTCGGTGCTCTGTTTTTTTTTGTGAATTTGTTAAAGGACTTGCTGAGTTCTACCCTGAACTCTATGAACCAACTGAAGGGAATGGACAATTACAAGAAAACTTTGGAAAAAAGTGGGGAGCTTATGCAACAATTATTGAAATCGCCAACGGTGACATCAGGAATATTGATGAGGTAACAAAACTTCCATTAGAACAATGTTTATTATTTCTAGCATATAAAGCAGATAAAAATGCATTAGAAAGTATGTTGCATCGTCAAGCAATGAGTGCAGCGAAATAATCTCAATAACTTTTATAATTAATAGTGTTAAAGATATAAAGTAACACTATGGGTATATGGTCTAATTCACGCAACGGCAATCTTCGTTATTCTATTAACAGACAGAATGCAAGTGGAATATATATAGGTCCTACTCGCGGTTTATCATCTCCAAAGAATGATAGACGTGGATGTTTATGTGTCGGTGAAGATAGATACGGTAGAGATTGTTGTGGTGGTGCATTGATATCACAAGGAATTGGTGTAATACAAACAGCAGCGACATTTGATTTAAGAGGTGGATTTAGTACAGGATTCAGTAGTGGATTTGATGATATATACTCTAATACATAAAATAAAATAAAAATATGAGCTTAACAAAACAACAATTGGAAGCATTAAATAATAATTCATTTCCTAATAATACATCTGGATATATAACTCCTGAAATATTAAGAAATTATAATGATGCGGTAATTGTTAATACAGTAAACCAGGATGATTATACAAATGATTCAGCATCGTTTAGTAATAGAATTAATCAAGGTGGTGGTAACATTGATACGGGTAGTTTTGCAATAACAGGTAGTAATACATTTGTAGGAACACAAACAATAAGTGGTAGTAATGGTAAATTAATATACACAGGTACAACAAATACAAGTAGTGTAACTTTAGCAGAAGTGCATTCTAATGATGAATACCCTTGGTTAGAAAGATTTTATAACGATACATTCTCAACTACAAATTCAGTAATGAGTTATTTTGCTTGGAATGATGGTCGTTTTATATTTCATAACGATAGTACACAATCAATCGGTATTGGTATTAATGGTGATTATAATGCTCCTGAATTATTAGTATATACAGATAAAGTAGTAGTTAAAAACGATTTGTTTGTTAGTGGTAATATATACGCAACTAATTTAACGGGTAGTGGTGGTAATATTAATACATCTTCTTTAGCAACAACGGGTTCTAATAACTTTATTGGTACTCAAACGATAAGTGGAAGTTTATTAGTTAGTGGTAGTACAAACTTTACAGAATTAACTGGCTCATTAGGAAACTTTAGTTCTTCAATAAATAGTAGAATTATAGCAGCAACTAATGAAGGTCAATTTGCAACAACTGGTTCTAATAATTTTATTGGAAATCAAACTATATCTGGTAGTCTTTATGTTTCATCTTCTACACAAAAAGAT